ATCAGTGTAATCGTCGTCATCAGTCTTTGTCGCAAACTGCTCTCGCAGTTGATCCACTACTCCGTAACTCTGAGCGATCTGTAAAATGCCGTCCAATGGATTGCTGTCAAGGCGTTCCTGTGCGTTGAACAAAAGTCCGATAGCTTGTTCAGCCGTCACACCTCGCCTTATCAGTGATTCCTTAAACGGTTCTATAGCGTCAGTAATCGCGGAAATAGCTTGCGCCTTTTCCTGATACCCCGTCTGAAATTGAGCGTCCCTTGTAAGGACCAGCTCTTTTGCTTCAGGGGGGAGAGAATCAAAACTAGCTCTCTCATCAGAAGACCAATGCTCCGGGGCGGTGAATACCTTTTCCGGCTCGCCACTCTCGTCGTTGTCTTCCTCGACCGTTTCTTCAGTATCAGCTTGCGCTTCAACTACTTCCTCAGTCTCTGTGACAGCCTCTTGCGAGATACTGTCGGGTGCCTCTTCGGTTTCGGGTTCCGATTCGGCTTCTGCCATCGCCTCTGTCAGCACGTCAGCTATTGATTCTGCTTCTTCAACCATTACCACTCCCGCGTGGGATTGTCATGCGTCTTGCCACCGTATTTGAAGAAATGTTCTTTTTCATTACCCACTTGAATACAATTAATCTCTTTAAGAAACTCGCGTTCCCTTGATCTTGATGTTATCACTCTCTGATCGCCCGCAACAGCCCTGTATGGCTCTATATCACACATGATGTGATGCACCCTGGGTCTTACATAAGCCTCTTTAGGGATCAGCTTAGGCCCCTTGGGTGTTTTGATCTGAACCCACGTTGGCACGTTTGGCAGCTCCCATCTCGTTAGCGATGATTAAATTCTGGTCGTGCGTTTCCTCTCCCTGCCTTAATTCCTGATCGTGGACCTCTTCGTCCTGGCGAAGTTCCTGCTGGTGTATCTGCTCGTCCATGCCCAGTTTGGCTTGCAAGGCTTTGATGGTAAGCTCCATTTCAGCCTGTTTCTTCTGCAAATCCAACTGCGCCTGTTCTTGTTTGAGCTGCATTTCCTGCTGTTTTTCAGCCTCTTCGGCTTTTTTAGCTTCGTCTTCTGGATTAGGAGGTGCAGGTGCTTTAGCCAAATCCTGTAAAAGATCGTCCAACTTACGACCAAAACGGAACTTTCTCAAATAATCCGTCAATATACCCATTGCAACCGGCATGGGCATGGCCCCGCTTTGAACCAAAGGGAAAGTCGCGGCAACGAATGTGGAAATCGCCGCCATTGCTTCTGCAAGCCCCTTTTTCTCCTTTTCCTCATCGGCAGCAATGGTCGAGTCCGTCTCTATGTCGATATTGAAGATTCTCAAGGCGTCGTTTTTAATCAACTGCACCGCTTCGTCGAAAAGTTCATTTTCTCCTTCAAGACCCACCATCAAACGCAAGGTCTGAGGATCGAATTGTTCTGCAATGACTTCGGCTTTCAAACGAAACAGGTCTCTGAAATGGTTTTGTACCGAGGATTGTTTGGTGAGCAGTCTCCTGGAACCGAAATCGGCCTTTAATTGCTGTGCGCCTTTAGTCTCCCTGGGGTCGGTAGAACCTCGTTGGATGTCGGAAATACCCGTAAGCTCAAAAATCTGCTGTACCTTGACGGCGCGTTGAGTCTCAAGAATCTGCAAGACCTTGGCAAAGGTATCAATGGGTATCCACGAAATCACCCCATCGAGTCCGCCTTTGTCCGCAAAGGAAATCCAGTCCTCAACCGCCACCAGTTCATTGTCTTTGGCGGAGAGAATCTGTGTGAGTTCGGTTTTCATCTCTCCCGCATACGCCCCACCAGCCCTTATGGCTTCGGTGACTTTCTCTATTCTTGCAGAGAGTTGATCGAGTTCGTCAGCCTGATCCTGCCACAGACAAAACTCCGGTGTTGGTACCAGGGTGTCATTTTCGATCACCGCATAAATAGGTTCGGGGCAGGGAAAGAAATTTTCCAACTGCAAAGGGTCGTCATTGCTTTCCAATTCATCTTCATGGTCTTCAGCAATGAAAATTTGCTTTCTTGTGCGTTTGTCCCAAATCTCCCAGACGACAATCTTGTCCTTCAAGGCTTCGGTTTTATTGGTGTCACTTCGATCCGTTCTGGACTTGCTGACATTGACTGTTTTGAATTTATCGCCAAATTCATTCAAACCCTCGTCTTTGGTGAACGGCGCACCAAACGCCACCCAGCGAACGTTCTTCCATTCGTCCGCGGGGTCTATGCGAAACCACTTCCAGGGGACTCTTTCAGCATGTACTTCTTCGTACACCAGTTCTTCGACTTCTTCGTTAATGAAAGCACCGTTATCGTCGGCTTCAAACTCTTCAACCCTTTCACCGTCAGGAAGGGTAAAGATGGTCTCTCCCGCCTCTTCTTTCATAATGAGCGGGATTTTCTTGTTCTTCTTTTCAAAGATGGGGATGTATTTTATTCTCGACACACCTCTTCCGGGTAACAGAAGGTCTTGCACCAGTGCATTGCCGTATTTGATGAAATCGTAGGTATCCAGCGAAAACTCCAGCGCCCTTTCGAGGATTTTCGCTGAAAGTCTTGCTACGGGATCGTCCTTTTTATACCGCTGACGAACCTCTGGAACGGGTACGGCAGAAATCAACGAAGGTCTCAGAGTCTCGGTAGAAGACCAGAGAATGTTGAATCGAGTTGCTTGTTTAGCATCGTCGCTTTTTCGGCGTTCGTCAACATAGCGATCAAGCACCAGTTGGGCCTTTTTACGCCAGTTCCTCTCTTCCCTGGAGGCTCTTTCGAGTTCTTTAAGCCAAAAGCTCAAATTCGTATCCTTCCTGCGCTGGGACGAGTGTTCATGATGTCATTAAAGCACAATCCGGTGATTTTTGGTTTTTTCTTCGCTTTGCGACGGATAATCGGTCGTGACATGCAGGCATAGCGTGTTTCATCGGCGATATGATCCTCTCCGCCTCGATTGGTTTTGGTAATGTCTTCAGGCTTTCTCTCATCAGCCTGAATGGCAGGGATGGTTCTTGCAAAGTCATGACAGGTATCAAAAACGAACAACATGCCGTCTTTCATTCTTCGATACATCTCCTGCCAGCCCAATTCTCGCTGATTGTCGGCTTTCTGAAATATCACACCGGCTTTTAACGCTCTTTCAGCCTGAGAAGGTCCACCATCGGAACGCCACATGGACGGGTCGGCCACGGAATAGTTGATGTGTTCGTTTTCAGCCTGTTTGTCCAGAATCCCCTCAGCCAACTCGGTTCCGGAAAGTCTAAGACCTTTGGTAGTCGGCATCAGGTTCTTTTTCAAACAGCCGTACCACTCTCTGTAACGTATCAATGCTCCGTCGGCGTATACAACTTCTTCTCCATCTGCGCCTGTAACGGGTTGTCCATCTGAAACGGCCCACCAGCCCACTGAAAATGGCGTAGCATGACCCCAGTCGCAGGCACGAAAACGAGTCCAGTGATGCGGTACAGCAAACGGTTTAATAAGGTGTTTTTGAGCGTCAAAGCAATCGAAAAAGGCTCCAGGTACAACGTTCCAATCACCATCACGGAGTTGTCGTTGCATATGTTCGGGGAGATTGCCGAATTGCGCGGCATAGCCTGCGTCAAGGTATTTGTTGTCGCGCATCGAGGCCGGAATATAGAGCGTAGTCCAGCCCTTATCCGTTGGGTCATCGGGGTTTTTAAGGGTTGCGTCATGGAAAACCGTCTCCGGGGGTGCAGGGTCGATGAACTTCGTCTTCAGGTAGTGATGGCTTACGCCTCCGGGGTTTGCACTGAGTGCATAGCGGGGGAGTCTAGCTTTGTAAGAATCCAGCTTCTTCGGCCAGCGGTCCATCGTTTTAGAATACTTACCGAGACGAATCCGGGAAATGATGTAGTCCAGCATGTAGGCAGTAAGTTGTCCGGCTTCGTCCACATACCCAGCATGTATCTCCCAACCCTGAATGTCTTCACAGTCGCGGTCGTATTCGAGACTTTTGAATATAAGTACGGAACCATTGTCGAACTGAAAATGTTTATGCGTTTCATTGAAAGTCCCTATTGAGGAAGGCAGCTCGCGCTTGACCTCCATGATGTGGTTTCTAAGTAACTGAGGTTGAGTCCTTCTGAAAATAACCGCAGTAAGACCGGGACAATTCAAACAAAAGTCAATGGCATCCCATCTGATCGCTGCTGACTTACCTCCACCTGCGGCTCCCCCGTATAGAATCTGTCTTGCAGAAGCGTTATGGAATATCTTCTGACGGGGTT